CTTTTGTAAATTCGTCTGGCCAGCCTGTGGTCGGCACCTGGCATACTAAAGGTATGAACGCCATGTCCGTAGTTGTTGAGTGGAAAGCCCCTTTTAAAACAGATAAAGGCTATGGTCTTAAACCTATATGGAACAATTCAGGTCCCACTCCTCATATTATGTATGTAGAAAGCGGGTGCAAGGCAGCCATAAGTGACAAGTGCGAACAAGCCTATATCGTTAATGGAGGAAAACATTCGCCTGTTATATCGTTTAATCCCAATATTGCTTGGACCCCACAGATCGCTGCGGAAAGATTTGGCGGGGGAGCCGGATCAACTGCTACTGGGGCATCTCAGTCAAGAAATGCGTCAACAGAAGATAATGATTGTATTGTTGTTGAAGCAACAAAAAATGCAGGAATAAGAACGGCACTTCCGCCTACTGAACAGGGTGTTGAGAACGAAGGTCCAGAAAATGCCCAAAGAGCTTCCGACGAAGGGATGAACGCACAGACCAATGCCAATAAAGGCTACAGCCAACCCTACAACGCCGAACTTATAGTACAAGGAGATCCAGAAATGGATTCTCCTTTCCAATGGTGGCACAAATACATCTCCATTGTTGTTGTAAACCCTTTCCATCCTGTTTTGAAGCTGACGGGCGGCAGCGGGCAAATAAAAGATGCCGACTGGTTAGCATCTCCAATATGCAATCCAATCTTAACTAGTAAGTCATACCGAATCGAAAAAGTTAGTCATGATATAAAAGAAGGATCTTATACCACCACGATCAGCGTTGCTCGTGACCCCGACACGGATGAGGCCAGGTCGGCGGCGAAAGCATCACGGCAAGCGGCGGCAGGGTCCTAAATGATTGGGGCGACGATTAGTCACAATAACGAGGAATATCAACAATTATGAAAAAAGTTATTTACCAATTAAATCAACGCATAAAGACACTAGAGAATCGCTTTGCCGAGATGGGGTATAGCATGGAAGCCGTGGTGCAATCCGGCCAAAAGCACACCAATACCTTGTCTGCACAAGCAGATTCAGAAGTGAATTTAACAACTGCCTTATGTGTTTCTACGCTAGACCCATGGAAGAAAGGAAGAGTTAGATATTATTCTCCTTTATATCACAATCCTAGAACTTCGGTAAGTCAACTTCCTTTTGCTGATCCCATATCAAATATGGGCGGGTTTGATGATTCCGGCTGCGTTTGGGTTCCTCCTGCTGGCTCCATGATTTGTTTGTTATTTGAGCAGGGGTTGAGAGGGAAGGCTCTATACATAGGGACGGTTTGGTATAGAAATAGAGGCGGCGAAGGACAGCGCAATTGGAATTTCAATATAGATGAACACTACAAAGTATATGAAGGGCATAGAAAAGGATACCATATTGGACCCAATGATGGTTCGCAAGTATTTCCTCAATGGAATACAGAAAACTATAATGGCATAGATGTTACTTCAAAAGAAGATGTTGAAAAAGCTACACAGGAAGAATTGCAAAGAAAAGCAACTTATCCAAACATTTATGGATTTAAGACTCCTGAAAAGCACATGATGAAAATGGTGGATGGAGATCCTAAGTGTTGCAGGAGATGGAAAAGATTAGAAATACTATCTAGCACTGGAAACTGGATGATCATGAAAGATGATCATCTTCACCCAGCAGGACAATGGGCTAGCACAAAAACACAATGTTCTAAGGGTATGTCTTCTTGGCTCACTACTGGTCGTGCAGGTGGACGAAGCGAAGGATCTGGAGGAGATGAAAGTGATTGTGGACAAGAATTAGTTAATCAATTTGGAATCCCTGTAACGTTTGACCCCGCCAGTTTTAATAAATCAGCCGGAAGCTTGTGTGACGGAGGAGAAGATGGAACAGAATGTTCTGCAACGGGCAGCAATGTTTGTGGCAATCCTTATGCCAAACATATAAATGAGGATAGACCATATAGAGGGCCTCAAACTCCACAAAACAATTCAGCAGAATTAGGACAAAGTGGAATTCAGTTCCTTTCTTTAAGTGGTCATTCTTTCGTAATGGATGATCATGTCGAGCAACCAGACGGGAAAATTGAATGGGAAAAATCTAACTTGCCTTTCAGCTTTGGTTGCACAGATAAATTCTATGGAAAGATGATGTTAAAATCTGCTACCGGGCACATGATAGAACTGGGAGATTCCGAAACACCCGCCAAAGTAAGGGCGCCATTCAAAGAAGAATCACATTTCAATAGAGCGCCAGCCAATATACCACATAATGGTATTAAATTATTAACAGCATGCGGAAACAGGCTTCAACTTAATGACCACACCATTAACGAAGAGGGATTGGCAGGTAAAAACCGTGGAATAGCTCTAGAGTCCACTAGTCGCCATCACATCTGGATGGTGGATGAACAAAACGAACAATCGCCGCAAGTTAGAAGAGAAGGTGGAATTCCGGTCAATAAGTCCAAAAAAGCATTTGTCCAGATAAGATCAGGATATGGTCTTGAAATACATATGGGCGATGACAACGATCAGCAAGAAACACAAAAGCAATACATTCAGATATACGCACCTCAAAAGGACAACACACAAAGAGGCCCGCATATTGAAAGATTTCAAGAAAGCCCTAGTGGGCCAGGTCAAATATTTTTACGTGCGGGAGGAGATTACATCGTATCCACTTATGATAATCAATTTTCTATTATCGGTGAGCCGGACGAAAACCCATCAGATAAAATAGAATATATAACACGCAATAAGGTAGTGTTTGCGGAAGAAACGTACTTTAATAAAAATGCGAGATCGATAATTTTTGCTGATGAATTTATTGCTTTATTGGCTAATTATGATTGTGCGGGCGAGGATGAATGCACTCCCTGTGTTTATCCTGTGGTTGTAGGAAAATGTCCAAAACCATGTCCTTTATTTCCTCACATGATTCACTGGACTGAAGACTCAGTGAGCACCAGAGTATTTGCATCCGCAGAACCAGGCCCATGCCAATCGGGATGCGACGAGTAGTTAATCAATAACTTAGGCAAGAAGATGACTTTAATTTAACATAAATACCATAATTAATTAATAAAGGTTTAAAAAGAAAGATTAAAAATGAAATTCAAAGGCGTTCCATATCCAATTATTCCAGATGCTAGGGGTCTGTTGCACACTCAAAGTGGCATAAATCTAGTTAAGTCGGATCTATTGTCTTTGCTTTTAACTAATCCGGGAGAAAGGGTTTTCATGCCTACATATGGGACTCCTTTAAGAAAGTTAATATTTGAACAAAACGATCAGGAACTGGTTTCTGCCGCAAGAGGTATGATTATTCGATCCATTAATGATTGGGAGCCTAGAATAACAGTAAATGCCATAGAAGTAACTAACGGATTGGAACAAGATAGTCTAGATACACATGATGATTTGACTGAGCAGGGAGCAATTTTGAGTATTAGAATTGAATTCTTTGATCCTGAAGACATATTGGATTTACAAGAATTGGTTTTACGCCTCCCGCTGGCCGGAGCTAACACAGCAGCTAGTTTGTCTACAAACAATCCTTCGGTCACATCGCAAGATGTGGCTGAAGTAAATGCAGATAATTAAAAAGTTTAAATTAGGAGTTAATTGAAAATGCCTGACAATTGTCTAAGAGATGCAGAACCTATTAGTAAATCGGAACTAATTAAAAATCCTCCTATTTTTAATCTTAACTATACTAGTCAAGATTTTTGGTCATTAAAAACCAGGTTGGTTGATTATATTAAACAAAATTTCGAAGACGACTTCACAGATTTTGTGGAATCATCTTTGGCAATGATGCTAATTGAAAACTGGGCGTTTTTAGCGGACACTCTTTCTTTCAAAATGGATCAAATAGTAAACGAATTATTCATCGACACAGTCACAGAAGTGGAAAATGCTTTTAGGTTGTCTAAATTAATAGGTTTAAAACCAGTAGGCCCAATTGGTGCGGCTTCTATGTGGACGGGAAACCTTACTAGCGCTTTAACTACTGACTTGTCAATCGTTACTCCTTTGGCCATTAACACAGTGGCAGACGGAAGGCCCATAAGAATTGAGTTGTTTCCAGCCGATTCAAACAATAACCCTATTTATGAAGATAATATTATTGTCTCTGCGGGGGATGTGGTTAACGCTAACATAGTTGGTGTTGAAGGAAAAACTGTAGCCGACATATTTAGTGGCACCGGAGAAGTAGGACAGACTGTACCGCTTACTGAAGGATCTGTAATATTTGATTCAATTCGTGTTGATGTGGATGGGGTGCGATGGACGGAAGTGGATTATTTCACAGATTCTAATCCTAGAAGAGAATATATTTTTGAATATGACTCTGAATTTAATGGATTTATTATTTTCGGAAACAATCGAGCCGGACTGATACCCTCTGTGGCATCTGAAATAAAAGTCACCTATAGAGTTGGCGGAGGAACGGCAGGCAACATAATTGCTGGATTTGTAGAATACCAAACCAACTTCCCCGTGCCAGGGTTAAATCATTCAATCCCTATAACCTTTAGAAATTATACCAATGGAAAATATGGATTTGCAGGAGATACAATTGAAGACATTAGAAGAAAACTGCCTCCTTATTTAAGAACTCAAAATAGAGCCGTCACTGGTCTGGATTATAAAACTATCGCTGAACAATTTGTTACCGGCGCAAATGGTCAAGTGGGAAAGGCGACATCGATTCTTAGAAATCATGGATGCGCAGGAAATATAGTTGACTTATATATTTTATCCAGAGGATCAGGAGATATAGCGTTAGAAAACTCTTCAGAAGGACTCAAGGTTGCTTTAAACGAAGAAATTGATGAAAAGAAAATGTTCACGGATTTCGTTTGTATACGGGACGGAGATGTTTTGCTTGTTGATGTGGCGATTGATTGCTCTGTAGATAAGTTTTATAAGAAGTTTGTTGATGAATACCGACAAAGAGTTTTAAATAGAGTTGATGAATTCTTTTCTTTGAGTCGTTGGGAAATGGGAGATGACCTTAAAGAAACTAACTTAATTAAAGATATTGCCGACATCAAACAAATTAACAGTTACTCCGTTGAATTTACAACAGATGATGCCGACAATTCAGGATCATTAGTGACTACTAAATATTACGAAATCATTCGACCTGACAACATTACCATAACATTTACTTTTGAATAATAAAAATGTCTATAAATCAAACTAGTAATAATCAAAAAATGAAAAAGTTGGACGAAAGTCCAACAATAGCAGACATTGTATCTATAGAACTTCTCACGCCAGGGTCAGATGAATGCTTTACTTCAAATCCATATAAAGTTGATAAGGTTACAATATATTCTTTGGGGAGAAACCATTTTTCAGGGACTCCCTTTATTTTTGAAGAAAACCATCTAGACCCTAAAGTTTTAGCGAAATATGAAAAAGCAAAAGCCGCTGCGTGTGTTGGGACTCCCACAGAAGGTCAATTAAAAGAAGTTGAAAGATTAAAATCCGAACTAAATTTTACTGTTCATAAAAATCCAAATTATTACAGCGAACTTGTCCCCGTTAAAGTCTTAGGGGATGAGAGCAATCCCGCTTGGCTATCAACAGATACAGATAATGCTTTTATTGAAAACGTACCGTTAGATGCAGATGGGAATAATCAATTCGGTAATTTTAAATATAATTGGAATCCTGTTCAAAGTCGTGAAGGAGATTATATCGTTTGTTGGACATGGACTCCTAATGCTGCCGGGGATTCAATTTCATCCTTTTTAAAATTCAATTTAGAAGGAAGTACTGTATTAACAACTAGTATTCCTACTCACTTTACTAACCCCGAAAAGTATACAACTTTGTTAGAAAGATATCTTCCTGAGGTATACAAATCAAAACTTTCTGAAGCAGATGTTACTCCTGACACGTTAGATAAATTTCATAAAGCTATAGCCAAAGGATTTACATTTGTAGAAGACATGGCTAATCAATCTGTTGATTTACTCGACGCCAATTCAACTCATGAATCTTTATTAAATCTTTTAAGCAACATGTTTAACTTGAGGCTTAAATCCGACGATCCAACGTTGTGGAGAAGACAAATAAAAACTGCGGTTCCTTTATTCAAGCGAAAAGGCACTAGTGGTAGCTTAAAGGAGTCTTTTCTACAGGCAGATATGGAACTTAAAAAAGTTACAAAGTTGTGGCAAATAACTTCTCCATACACTTGGCAAGAGTCATTTAAAATAGACACGATAG